TCTATCCGTGAAGGGGGCCCAAAAAGGACCCGCGGCCGCCACTGAAAAAAACGCGTGTTGGTTTTTCATTTTCGCGCCAACCTTCGGAAAACTTTTAGGCCGCAACCACCGACAACCGGCCATCCCCTTCGGCCGTCGAACCGTCCGAATAAACCACGCGGCAACGTATACCAATAGGTGACGTCGTCGCCGTGGCCCCGGTGATTTCCACCTTCACCAAATGCCGGTCGATTCCTTGCGCGTCCGCGTCGAATGTAACTTGTGTGGTTCCCCCTTCAACGGCCACCGAACTAATCGAACTAACCACCGAACCGCCGACCGTGTCGTGTGAGAAATCAAACGCGAACAAAAGCGTTTCGCTAGTTTGTAAACTTTTGGCGGGGCCGGTTGCGACCAACCCTTTGTCGGCGGTGCGCTCCAACCGCCACACGCGCGAATCGGGGACGGGGGTTTGGTTGCTTTGGGTTTGAATACTCATTGCGATATCACCTTTAATTTAACGTCACCTTCCAACGTGTCGCCGTTGGCCGTGGTGACTTTTACTCGTACCGTGTACGGCGTCGCCGATGCGGTAACGGCCGTGGTGGAAAACTTCGCTTGTGATAGGTTCACGCCTTGATCGGCCGCGGTAAACGTTAGGCCGCCGGCCGTTCCGCTTTGAATCGCTACGGATGAAATCGCGTTGATATAATCCCCCGCGCCCAATTCTCGCCCGAAGTCCGCGGCCCACATTAGGGTTTCGGATGTTTGAATCCCGCGGGCCGGGCCACTGGCCGCTAGTCCGCCGGTCGCGTCCCGTTCCATAACAAACGTTCTCGATGGTGGGATAGGGATTTGTGACACCACCGGCGACGCGTGCGAATTCGAAAGCGCCGACGTGGTGAACTGCCACGCGGAACCGGAAAACTCCACCGTCCCGTCCAGTTTGTCGGTAACGGTTTTGATGTCGGAAATTTCGGTGTTTGTGTCCGTATAAATCGCATCAACCACGCCGCGCATTCCCACAATAGAAACCGGAATATCCGTTCCCGTGTCGGTAATAATGTCGTCTAATTTGCCGTCCAGTGTGGTTGACGTATCCACCAAAACCGCATCGACCACGCCACGAACGCCGGCGATATCTGTAGTAATTGAAGACAAACCGGAACCGTTCGAACCAATACGCGCGAAAGAATCACCAGTTTGCGCGGTGTGACCATCCAGGGAATTGACTTTGGTAAGGTCGCCGTCCGCCTCGATGCTAAGCGCCGAAAAGTTCGCCGGGCGTGTGTAAATAACAACCGGCCACGCAATCACGTTAACGTTAGCGGTGGAAGATTCGGCGAACAATTCCAACTTATCGCCGTTGGTTTCCGCTTGTGATAAATCGAAACGATAAAAACCATCTTCCACTTCGTCCGGGTTGGTGTCGGCTACCGCCGCCGGCGTACCGTTATCAATCGAAACCTTGGCGGTTATTTGTGCGGCGTCCCCTGTTTTGTGTTCGCCGGTCGTTCGGTTGAATGCTAGAACGGTCCATTTTTGGCCGGTTTGGTTTTTAAACATCGGCGCCCCCTTGGCTGGCTGATTGGTACAACACCGCCGGAAATCGTCCGGCCTGGTTGTCTTCGGTAAATGTTGCGAAGCGCAAAACACCCACGGAACTAGCCACATGGGTTTCTTCCGTTCCGCTTTCGCGAATCGTCGCGCCGGAAATGTGAAGGTCTTTATCTGCCATTATTCAACGGTCAGCTTTGGGCACACGTAACAAGTGGCGGCCGTCGCTAGTACTGGAATCACATGGACTAAGCCCCGGTGGGCGGGCGTGAATGTGTATTGAATCTTATACTTCGTTCCGACATCCGCCCCGGTCCAGTCCGCGGAATCGGCGGTCAATTCCACTTGTGCGGCCGTGGGGTTTGCCTTGCGCGACGTGTAGAAATTTTGCTTCGGGCTAGTCGTCGTTGAAGGCGTGAAAAAATCGGCATAGAGGGTGTCGTTGTAAAACGTCGAACCGCCGGCGATGTGTAGCGTTACGGTCACCGAAGAACCGCCTTCAACGCGTGCCACCAGTTCGCACGAATTGTGGCCCTCTGCTAACGAACCATGCCGCGCGGTTAGTGCGTGGGAATAGTTGTCCTCGCTCAAGGAATCCACCGCGCCGGCGTCGCGATAGCGCGACGAATCAAATGTGGTCTGACCGTAATAATCAACAGACCCGGTGAACCCGGGGACCGCGCCGGACGCGGCCACGGTCCCCGTTCCGCAATAGTCAGCCTGTACAAAATTAGATGGCTTGCTGGTGTATGCGGTGTCCGCTGGCTTGAAGGACGCGCCAACGTCACACCCGGCGAACCTCGCGGCAATCGTGCCGTTTGATCCCGACGTGTTCGTGGCGCCGAAAGAATATTCGTTTAAATCGCACGCGCGGAAAAACGCGCCGCCGCCATATTCAAGTCGAATCGCGTAGTCTCGCGGCGACGATGGGCCGTCTAGTGTGCCGTCTCGAAGGTCGACAAAACTACGCGCGCCAGACTGGTAAAGTTCCCGCATGCCCGACGCCGTCGTTACGGTAATGTCATAATTACATGACGTGTGCTTTGCATAAGCGTCCGTACTACTCGCAAGATACAATCTATCACGCGCCTCAAAATCGCAGTCGATGTAGTATGTCGCGGTGTCGTTGCCGTAACCCAGTTTTAGGTCGTCACCAGAACTCGTATCAGCCGAAATTTTAAGCCCCCATACAACAAGCCAGTCATTCGTACCGGCTTTTAGTTCAAGCGAGCTTGTGCCTCGCACCGTTGCGCCCTTGGTATACGTCACCGGGTCGGAATCCGCTGTCGCAGAGATCAGCCAGACCGGGCTAGACGCGGTGCCAGCGTCGAACGTAATATCACCAGTTAGCGTCTGATCGTACGTATGGGCAATGTACACGATATCGCCCGCCGAAGTAGGCGATACAGATGCCAATGACGTGTACGCATCACTCCACGATGTGCCATCGTTTGCGCCTGTCGCGCCGTCATCTACATACTTAATTGCCATTGCCCTAGCCTAGTCTCTCTTGAATAAACGGGACGGTCGACGGTCGACGGTCGCGTGTTTCTACGGCAGCTGCACCAGTCAGGAATTTACCGAAATCGGAAATGGTTTCCACTGCCGCGCGCAGTTCATCGGCACTCACGTCGCCAACGTCCACAAACTCCGGCGACGTTCCAGCGGCAGCTTGGCTGGCCCAAATTTCTTCCAAGGCCACTTGGTCGATTTGCATTTGGCGTGCTGCCCGTTGCCAGTTGGCGACGCGGTCGACAAATTTTAGATGGTTGTACATTTTCAAAACCTCCAGGGTTAATGGCAACGGCGGAACAAACGGAAACGGGGCCGGCGTTTTAAAATCGACCGCAACCGGCCGGCGGCGTGTTTGGTGCCGTGGTGAACGGCCGACGGTTTGCGGCATTGACCACCGGCACACGTTGCCGATGGTTCGGCCGAAATTTCCGCGGCTAGCGTTGTGGCCGTTTCATCGGCGACCGCCGCGGCAACCGCTACGGTGGGGAAAAAGTCCACTTTGGGGGCAACCGATAAACCGGCGACAATTAAACAGACGCAAATAGCTTCACGCATTTTTTCAACTCCAGTTAGGGGATAAATCGGGGAGGCCGTCGGCGATGTAACCGCGACCGCCTGAAAAACTAACGGCCCGGCGGTTTTTTAAATCTTTTACCTTCGCCCAAAACGAACCGTGTGGGATTTCCACCGGTTTTTCGGTCACTGGGTGCCGGAAATCTCGAACCGTGCGGCCGCCTTTTATCCAACTTCTACCCCACGAATTCACCACCAGAATAAGACCGCCCGAATCGGGGTATTTTCTTTTAGTGGATTCGCGAAGGTCGGCCGCGGCGACAAACATGGAATGAGCCCACCCGCCGCTAGAACGTTCGGACACGCCGTCGGCGTTGCGTGTTCGCTGCCACGCTTCGCCGCCGTCGGTTCCGACACCATAGCCCATTTTTAAGTGGTCGGCCCATTGTTCCGGCGAAGTCAAAACACTGGCGGTGGTGAAATTGTGTTGGCTGGTCATTTTTCGGACCGGTTCGGGTGGTGGCGTGGCGCCCCACCGGCCGGCGGTCGTGCCGCTATAACGCGTCAAATCCAACCCAAGTTCCCGGTAGTTTTGGCGAACCACTAAACCCGCTTTATCGGGCGCGGTCAACGCGGCCGCGGCGCCCGTTATTCGCCAACCGTCGGACCGTTTCCCCCGCCAGTGGTAGATAATTTCTGAACTATAAACCCCGTCCAATTCAGATTCGGCCGAACACGTTGGCGGGACCTCGATTTGGCCGGTGATTTCGTCGCGTCCCTTGGTCGTCTCGCATAGGGCCGAAAAAGATGCCGCCCCACATGCCGAATGGCTGACGCAATCGCCGCGAGTTTGTGCCGGCCCCGGGTAAATCTCCGGGAAGATATCTTGTACCAACAACAAACCACTAATTACCAATTCGCCGTCGGCCTTGCCGGCGAAACCTAAATCATAGGCCACCTTTTCACCGTCGGACGTGCCGCCGAACCGGTCGATTTGGTCGGCGAACTGTTCGTCCAGTTCGGGCCGGTCTTCGTCGACACCACCAAACCCGCGCGCATACATGGCCGGAATTTCTGTTTGCGGTGTCTCGATGTCGGGCCAATCGCGCGCCATATTTAAAATTTCCCCGCGATGTTGGAAAGCGCGCGGGATAAGTCCCGCCGCATTTCGGCCGTTAGGGGGACGTTAGGAACTTTGCCGTCCACACCGACCGCGTCGATTAGAATTTTGTTTATAGGTTGGTTGATTCGGTGGGCGGTTCCGATCTTGCCGGCCGTTTGGCAAAACTTAGCCGCGGCAATTTGTGCGCGGCGAAATTCCCCCGTAGTGTCAATCATTCCCTGGATGGTTACCGCTGCGGATAAGTCCCGATAAAGTTGGGCTAGTTTTGGGCGGTCCGACGCGGCCACAAGTTTCCCAAGTGGGCCCGCCTGGTTAACGAATGGAATCGGTGGAAGGTCCACGCCGCCGCGCATCGCCAACCCCAAGAGTAAAACCCCCGCGCTAATCCACGGCGCCGCGTTTTTCATTTTGCCACCGTCTTGATTGCCTCGGGGAAAATCTCCGTTCGGAGTTGGTCGGCGCGTGCCGGCGCGTTTACTTCAATTAACCTTTGATGGATGATTTGATACGCGCGGACCACGTCGACCACGTCGGCCGGTTTCGGTTTACGGGTGGCGATACGTGGCAAACTTGCCGCCACACTAGGCCAACAACGAACCGCCAAACTAACCACCAGCCCGGCCGCACCCGCTATAATGAAAAGGTTATTCATTGCAACGTTTTAACCCAATTTCTAATTATCTGACCAACCGCGTGTTTAACGTTTTGCCGGCCGAAATTCGCAACCGCCCAAAACAATACGCCATCGTCGGCCACATCGTCTAGCGTTTTGTCAATTTCCTGGTTTGCGTGTTTGATTAAAAATCCTTGGAACTTGGGCCAATCAATCCCCATTTCTTCGGCCAGTTCGGCCGTGTCAATTTTCATCAATGGCGCCCAAATAACGGTCCAGCACGGCCACCAAAGATGTTCTCAAAATTGCTTCCAAGGTAAGTTCGGCAACGTCCGGCAAAACGGGCACGTCCCACCCGTCGGCGAGATCGTCAAACACCTTTAGGATTGCCGCCCGAATCGCTTGCTTGTCTTCGTTGTCTTTTATCGCCGATTTTAAAACAAACTCCGCGGCGAGAATAACCAACGACCACGGGAACGGAAACGCGGCCATCGCCAGCCCGTCGGTGTCTCCGTTTTGGTCGCCGTATTCGGTCCGCCGCGATATGTCCACCATCGCCTGAAATTCGGTCAATCGTTTGCTTGGGTCCATGTTAGATTTTCCCCTGTAGGGCGTGGAGAATTTGCGTCAACGAGTTTTCAAACGCGGCCCGCGTGTCACGGTTTTCTTGCACCACGGCGTCCACTAGTTGGGATTGTCGGCGGGTGAATTCGTTCACGGTTTCAATGGTGTTTATTGTGCGTTCGCGTTCGGTTTGGATTTCCGAGTGGAACCGTTCGCGTTCGGTTTTGGAGGTTCTAAGAATGTGATACATCAGCGCACAGAGGGCCAGCGACACCAAAACCAACACGGCGCCTAATTGTCCGCCGGTTTGTATTATTTGGTCCGCCGCCTTTGTCGCCGTGTCGTTCATGGTTTAAAATACGCCGCCGCGCTAACGCGGGGAGGATTACGCGTGTTGATTGTTTGCGCGGCGGCGTGTGTCATCACAAAAAAAACCCCGCCCGCGACTTGGGGCCGCGGTGGGGTCGGTAACTTTTACCCGGTTGAATTGTTGCGGTCTATTTTACGCCGTCGGGGTTGGCGTGTCTAAGGGTGTTAGATTCGGCCAACGCTTCGGCGTGGTCTTTAATGTCTTGGGACGAATCCCATATTTCGGTGGCTAGCACCAACACGGCCGCGCCTTCGTCGGTGTAGGCTAGGGTGACCGGTGGCGACGTTCGCAAAACTTCGCCCCGGTATAGTTTCATAGTTTGCATTGCGTTAAGTCCTCCAGGATTTCCGTGGCTATTTGTTCGGTAATTTGCGGGACAACCGCGTTTCCTAGTGCGCGCAGTCGGTCCACCCGTCCGGGAATCCCATGAGCCATTCGACCCACTGCGGGTTCAGCGGCCCACCAACCGCGTCGGGGAGTTGTTCGCCTTTTTTCCACCGCCCCGTTTTTGATATGTTTTTTTGTTTGGGTGCCGGTAATCCCTGGCCGCGGGTGTCGGCCACCGCTTCGTCCACGTCACCAACCCGTCGCCCGCTTTTTTCGATATGCCCTTGTGGTTGCCGTGAACCGTCGGGGGCGGACACTGCCACGATAAAGATTCGTTCCCGAATGTGGGGGGCGCCGAAGTCCGCCGCGCGTACGCTTTCCCGTTGGACACGATACCCGAGCGCGGCCAGTTCGGCGGCGACTCGATCCAGCCCCCGAAAACGGAGCGCTGGGACGTTTTCCAAGACGACAACCCGGGGCCGCAATTCTCCAACCACCCGAACGACTTCGAAAAATAGTCCAGACCGGGCGCCGGCAAGTCCGCCACCGGAACCAGCGGTGGAAATATCCTGACAGGGCCAACCGGCGGTAATACAATCGACGCGGAACGCTTCGCGGTTTTCGGCTGGTGGGAAGTCTTGGACATCAGCGTACCTTGCCACGTCGGGCCAATGCCGGGCCAACACACCCCGGCAAAACTTGTCTATTTCCACCTGCCACGCAACACGCCACCCGGCGCGTTCGAAACCCAACGAAAACCCACCGATCCCGGCGAATAAATCCCCGACGGTGTACGGTGTCATTTTTTGTCCTTCCCCCGTTGGGTGAACCGGTAACCGGCGACCACTTGCGGTTTATCGTCTAGGCGGATGATTGTTTTTTGTGTCACCGCGATAAGGCCGTTCGCTTTACATTTTGCCAACAGTTCGCGCGCGGCGTCCGGTTTCATATTCCAAATTTTCCCCCACTCTTTGGCCGTGCGGGCGTTGGTGTCGTCGGCCGCCGCAACCGGGACGCCGATTTTTTCCAGTTCGGCTAACACTTCTTCCTGTGTCAAATATTTGGGCGCGGTCGCCATGTTTTAATTCACTTCAATGGGGGGGAGTGTAAATACCTTGGGAATAACCAACACGCCCCGCGCCTTTTCGTATCGGATAACCACGCCGCCGAATTGGGGCGACGAATCGCGGGCGATGCGGTGGACATACGGGGTGGCCGCTTGCCATGCGGGAGTGGTTAAGCTATGCCCGGTTGTCGTTTGGTGGGGTTGCTGTCCCTCCATTCGAACCGGGATTTGGACGTGGCAAAACCGGTGGCGGTGGCTACGAATAACCGCCACGGGCGTTTCTTTTTTCCATTGGGCAGATTCTATAAACGTGTTCGTCAGTTCTCGGTTGACCGCGCCACTTTCGGACGCGGGCGACGTGGTCCCTGAAATATGGTGGGCAAAATGAACCACGCGGCCGGTTCCCGGGCCGATGGTTTTTCTCAGTTCGAACCGCGAAAACAAACCGGAAGCGTCACGAACAGCGCCGACCTGGTGGCCCAAAATTTCTTCAAGCTCCGCCGCGGCGCCTACGTGTGTCTCAGTTCCGCGGATTAAAAAAAGAGCGCTGGCCGCTTCGGTGACTGGTTGCAAACATGCCGCGGCGATTTTGATTTGGTCGGCTATGTTTGGACTAATTAAAAATTTCCCGCCATGGTGGACACCGTCGACCGCGTCGCCATTGACGACCGCCACGAACGGTTCGCCACCGGTCGCCGCCGGCACAAAATCCCTCCAAAACGTTTTCCAGTAGGCCCACATTTTTTTTTGTACCGCGGACGCTTTATAGAGTCCGGCGGAATCTAACGACACACGCGGCGGGCAAAGCCCAACGCGGCATCCGCAGTGCAGATCCGACACCACAACCAAGTTGTTAGTCTTATAATTCATGATTGCCAACGTTTTTTAATGTCCTCCCTAAACAGAAACGCGGCCGCGCTTTTCGAAAAGGCGTCCACTTCCTCTTCTCCGGTCCACCAGTTCGAAGCGTGCCGAAATTCGTGCAATATCACTTCGACCGCTTCTTGGCCGGTCAAATCATCAGCAATTAAAATGGTGGGGTTTTTTTCGTGCGGGTTGGTGCAATAGCCGAATTCCCCATCGGGCAGGGCGCCGGTAAATTTCACCCGGTACGTTTTGCCGTTAATGTCGTGGGCAAATGTTTTTTTTCTAGCGGGCATTGTTTGCCCCCGACGTTTGGCGGCAATATTCCGCCAACAACAGCGCGTCGGAAATTGCGTGTGTACACTTAATCGTGGGGAACAATTCTTGGGCGCGTTTCTTGGTTACGTTTTTATTTCCGCCCGTCAAACAGTCTAGGTGGCGCTGCCACTTCGCCGGCGTTACGTCGCTATAGATAATCCCGGCCGCTTCCAGGGCCATAAGCAAACCGCCGAAGTGAACCCCAAACGCCCACGCCCGGCTTTTACCGTCGTTGGGCATCGAATGGACGCGTTCAATTACGGCGACCGTGTCAACGTCTTCCAGTTCGGCCAGCGTGCGGAATTGTTCCCGCCGCGTGGTGGGCATTTTCATCGCGTGGGGGCCGTGTTCGTCAATCCAACAAATGCCGCCCGTTTTGCCCGGGTCTATGCCGATAAATCGCATTTTTCGCCATCCATGACGGTTATAGATTCCATTTCGTCGTAAATGTCACACCCCATTTTTTCAAGTTTCGCCGCGAAGACGCGCCGGAAGTATGCAAACGGGTTTCGTGGGTGGTGTTCCCTTACTGCGCGGGTTATGTCTTTTAACATTTCGGGACTTTCAAAACGGTAATTTGCCAAAAGGACCGCGCCTTTTATCAACTGGTTGTCCCGGTCGGAAAGTTTGCGGGCCGGGTTATCGGATAGGGCGGATTTTAGGGTTTCCATTTGTGGGCGGACACGCTGGAATTCGTCTTGGGTAATTTCTATTTTATCAACTTTCGGTCGGTCCATCGTTCGAACGTTGTTTGGTTGCGTTGGGTTACGTTCCGTTACGTTACGTTTGGTTACGTTAGGTGGTTGGTTTTTTGTGGGGGGGTGTTCGCTACTAGGTTCGCTACTAGGTGGGCTACTAGGTTCGCTACTAGGTTCGCTACTAGGTTCGCTACTAGGTTCGCTACTAGGTTCGCTACTAGGTTCGCTACTAAGTTGGGCCGCTTTTCGCTGCCTTGCTATCACGCCTTTCGCGAAGTTGGGCGCGTGTTCCTCCCAATCGTGAATCACTAGCCGCCCCCGTGTTGGCCGGTCCAATATTCGCCGTTCTATTAGTATTTCGATAACGCTGGCGATTTTTCCGCGGTCGTATTCCATCCACACCGCGATTTCGTCCCAACTATACCGCGACAAATCCCCGTCGATGGCGTGTTTAAGCGCGAAGTGGTAAAGCGTCTCGCACAATCCAACCAACTCCCACTTGGAAAAACCCAAGTCCGATTTGGCCAACAAAAATTTGATATGGTCCGGGAATGTGTGAATCATCCTTGCCCTAGCTCCAATTTAAACTGGGTTGGTTCCATTGCTTGGGTGCCGGCGTGGTCCGCCATGGCGTCCCGCACGGCCGCGGCGATTCGTTTGTCTAGGTCGGCCGGTTCGGCCACAGGGTACGTTGTCGCCGCTTTAGCGGGCGCCTTGGCTGGCGCTTGTGTAATCCCATAGAATTTGCAACACACCTCTGCGGCTAGTGGCGAAAAATTCGAAAGCGCGGGGTGGTGTTTAAATTCTTTACGGACCGCGTCGACAATGTCTTTTGTCCATCGGTAGTTTTGGAAGGTGTCCCGCTTGCCGGCAATCCACGCCGCCGCGGTCAAAATATCCATATAAGACAGCTTTGACACTTTTTGTTTATCTTCCATGGTTTGTTTCCTCCAGGGGTCTGGTTAGTTTCTGCGAATCCGCAAGCATGGCACGTCATGACGGCCGCCGATGCTTGTCGTCGTCGGGTAAATGGTGACTTTCTTCCCCTTCCAGTCGACCACCTTTTGGCCGTACATTCCGGCGATAGTCACACGGTTCGTGGTGTTCAGTACCAAACCGCGTTCCAGTTCTTCGAAATACAAAACGTGTTTAAAATCGGCATCCTCACCGCTTCCCACCTTTACGGCGTTTGATACAAATTTCATGGTCAGCGCCATTTCACCATCGAAGTCCGCCGCGCTTAAATGCGGCGTCGGCGAAATCTCGCTGGCCCGCCCGGTGTATTCCTCCATTTTTCAAACCTCCAAATCGGCGCCGGTGAAATCCAATTCCGCCGGCTGGTCTTCGGTTAATGCCCACTCCGGCACCCGCCACACGGGCGGCATTGCCGGCCCCGGCCACACGCCGGTTTTTTGGCACGTCTTAACAGTCGCTAACAATTGATCCCGCAACGCGTACCCGGCGGCCAGTGTGTCCGCGTCAATTTCGGCCGTGTGGCTACAGTACGGCGCCGCGTTTTCGACGGCGATAATTGCGGCCCGGTAATGTTTTCCCGTGAGGGTGCGCAGCCCGTCTAGATAGTGCGATAATTGCAAGTGATACAAACGCCGCGCCAAATCGTTTGGAAAATCTAACAAGTTGCGGCACGTTTTCACGTCAATCAACCACTCACCGGCGACGCGGTCCGGGCGGCCTTTACATTCCAAACCGGTCCGCTTGTCTTTCCAGTAAATCGACAGTTCGGAAATCCCGTCCCGGGTCAAAAGGTCGCGGCCGAACGTGTCGCGCCTAAGTGAACCGATTACGCTTTGTAGTGTGTCCCGTTCGGCGTGCGAAATCACCGTTTTGTCGGCGTGTCGCTTGCGGAACGCTTCGGCGCTTTGGCGAACATAGGCCGTGTTTTTGCTGGTGGTGGGGGTTCCGTTTTTGGTTTTGTTTTCCGGCTCCCGGTGGAAGTCCGGCGCGACAATGTAGCGGGTGGCAAGTTCGCCCGCTTCCAGGGCCGCACAGTGGACCAACGAACCCACCCGCATTGCGGCCGACTCCGTAGCGACCGAATCGGCCGGCCGCGCGTAGTGTTGCGGGCTAAGGCGGGCCAGCTTTAGCCGACTAGCGGCGATGCCGGGCCAGCTACGGTAGTCGTCGAAATCCACATTTTTAAAAACGCCCGGCCGTGGTGGCGCGGGTGGGTCGGATTCGGGCGCGTTAAAATCGCCGTTCAACATTTCGGCGTGTGTTTTTGCTTCCATGACCTATTCGGCCTCCGTGGGTATAGTTCCGGGAAATTCAACCGGGAGTGATTTGGTAACCGTCCGCCTTTCGCGCTCCCAGGCACACCACGAAGTTTGATATTCGCGACACTCCCGCGCGATTTCGTCCGGCGATGGCACCCAAACCGCGAATATGGCCGGCGCGCTCTCAATAGTTCCTTGTTCGGTGACAAAGGTTACATTTTCGGGGGTGACCGCTTGTAAAATTCCCAGCTTCGCCTCTTCGGAGTCGTGGTGGGGAATCTGAATTTCCACCCAACACCCGGGGCGCAATTTGTCCCAATTCTGGTTCCGATCCCGCGTTAGTAGTGCCGCGGCGTGGCTTTGTTTGGCCGTCCGCTTCTTTTTTCGCTTGGGTTTTGGCATAAAGTAGATTTTCCCGGACGGTCAAAAGTTGTTCGTCTTTAGCGTCGGCGGCGGTGCAAGCGATACAATGCGGCGCGCCTCCGACGGTGGCGCCAATTTGTTTGCATCGCGGGCAATATTGCGGGCGGTTTATGCGTGGTTTGTTTTTGGGTTGGTAGCGTTTTTTTTGTCGTTTACGTGGTGTTGCCATGGTTTCGCCTTATGGGAAACCGCGCCCCCTATTGAAACGCGCCTTGCGCATCGCGCGGGGGGCGCGGTGGTGGGTTGCTACAAAATCGGCGGGTCTAGTCGGATGTCGATTCCTTCGACTTTTGACGTTTCATAAATGTCTAAAACGCGTTGGCGAGATTTAATCGCGTGCGCGTCGCCTTTTCGGCTTAGGTATTCCGCTAACCCTTGGAGCGACTCCCGCCAGATGTCGATTTTCTGACACGCGCGGGCCGCGTCTTCGGTTGACCTGGTTGCTCGATGTACGTTTTCCAGGGCTACATTCAACTGGTCTAAACGCATGGTAAACACATCTGTCATGGTTTTCGGTCTCCGTTGGTTAAATGTAAAAGCGGCGGCGGGCGGTGGGGGAGAGAACAAACACCACCGCCCGTTCCCCGGGTGGCTTATGTCCCGGTTGCCGCGGGGGGAGTTATAACGCCGATTTATTGAGACGACCGGCCGGCGGAAAAGTTTTTAAAAAAACACCCTTTGGCGATTCGTGGCGGTGTTCAGCGGGCGAAAAAAACCGGTTTGGTTTTGTAGATTGGCGTTGACGCCTTTTTAGAATTTGCCCGCCGTGCGATTGCTGGCGGTCGTTAAACCCCGCGTGGAATAGTGTTTGGCGCGGTTTGGGATTTTTCCGCGTCGAATCTCAATAAGGCGGCGCGCTTCGGTTTGCGCTTCACCTTTTCGGGCCGCGTCCGCGTTTCCCTTTGTTTGTAGGGTTTTTCCCGGAGGGTTCAAGTCCTTCAGGGAGCATTGCCGCGGGCGTCAGCGGGTCCCAGCGGGTCAGAACCGGCGTATTTTCCCCGTTTTGGTGGCGGTCCGAATCGCTACGGGCCTCTACGGCGCTTCGCTTGGCGCTTCGCTCCGCCGTGAAGGTCGGCCAGTGAAGCGCGCGGGGCGCTTCACGCCGAAATTGCCGGTAACGGCTATAGAATTTCAACATTGTAGCCGGCGAATGGTTTAAGACGGCGGCCGCTTCGTCGACGCTCACCGTTTGCAGTAAATCGCGCGAACATGACGCCCGGACATTCGGCCACAATTTCGCCGGTAATGGCCGGCCAATTCGACGATATAAAACCTCTACGCGGTTTCGAATCGCCGTCCCGGTTATCCCTTGCAAGCTGGGAAAACAAAACACCCCCCCAACCCGGGCGGCGTCCCACGCGGCGGCGACGTAATCCCACACCCCATCGAAAATAGGGATTTCGTGTTGCGGCGATTCGGGCGTTTTGGGGTGGTCGATGCGGACTAAACCAAGGTCCCACAAGAAAGCGTCCCACCGCAACCCGACCAATTCCGACGGCACCCGGACGCCCAACCCGCGGGCCATCGCAAGAAACATTTTCATTTCGGCCGTGGGGGCCGCGTCGATAATCTCCAACCATTCGTCCCCGGAAATGTACACGTCCCGGGTGGCGTCCCGATAGCTTCGGTTTTTGACGTGGGCGGCCGGGTTGGTCTTTATCCAACCAAACACGACCGCCGTTTGGAAAAACTCTTTGGTCCGGCGAATCCGCAGCGCGACGGTGGAACGGCTACACACGCCGCCGCCTTGGCGGGGCCGCGTGGCTAGGTGTCGGTGGAACGCGTCGATTTGTTCGGCCGTGACGGAATCCACGCGGCAACCATCGCCGAAGAAATCCAAGACGATACGCCCCACCACACACAAATGGTCGACCGTGGACCGCGCGCCGCCCCGCTGGCGAACGCCGGCAATGTGGGTTTCTATTAAGTCGCCGACGTTGTAGGACATACGCGGCAACACTAGACCGGCCCGCGATAATGTGGCGTGGTGCGCGTCGGATAGCCCGCCGACCCACCGCAACAAATCGGCGTCAAGTTCGACCGCCGCGGCGGCCGTGTCGATTAGACGTTGCAATCGGTCTTGGATTTGTAGCCGCTTGGCCGTCGAAATCTTGCCGAATCGCAACGTGTGACGCTTGCCGCCAGCGCGAAAAAACACCCACTGCGCGCCGTCTGGCCGTGTGGTCCCGCTTGCCATGGAATCGCCCCCGAAACAAAAGAAAAGTCCGCCGGGGGCGAGTTTATCACGCTTTTTTCTGGCGGGCTAGCCACTTGGACAAGTCTTTTTTGTACCATGTGGGTTTCCGGCCGCCGTGTGAAATTGGGTGTGGAAAATCGTGTGTTTTCCGTAAATCCGAAAATTTGGTTTTACGAACCTTCAGAAACTCACACGCGCCGGAAATGTCCAAAACGTCGTCCGTTGTGCCGGTTTCCATCACATGGTTGTAAACCACTTGGAAACGTTCCAGAAATTCGGCATCTAGTTTGACTAAAACCTCTAGCCCTTCGAACCCTTTAAAATCCTTTAAATCTGGCATCGGCGCGTACCTCCATCGGCGAAAGTATGCGATTTTCCCGGCGGAATGCCCTTGTGGATGTTTACCAGGATGGTAAACATAACACCGGCAAACATTTGACGCGGTTTAATCGCGTTGATTGGGGGCGTCGCGACTTGTTCACGCTAGCGCGGCGCCCTGCCACTCTTTGCGGCCATCCGGCTTGGACACCTTCAAAGGTATGCGGCAACCCGCGTAAAAGTCAACCCCGCCCGTCCGATTTTCTGCCCGGGCGCCTAACTTCTTTTCGCCAACGGGTTAGGGACTTTTTTTCGTAGAGAATCAGCCCACACGATAGCGCCACGGTGCGGATTTCCCCGCGTGCGGCCGCGTATCTAATCGTCTGTTTTGGGGTATCGATCAAATCCGACGCCCCGGCAAGGGAAATTAAACGGGTGTGGTCCATTCCCACGATTGTCGGCGACCTGGTGGCCGCGTCAAGTCAAAAAAAGCGCATGGTGTGCGATATTAGGGTGGACACTATGCCGCACAGTGTGCGATAATAAACACTGGCGGGCGGCGGTGGGGCGCCCGGGTTTGTTTGTTTCTTTTGGAGGGTTTGAAAATGTCTAGGGATACAACCTTTTGGGATTTTGAGCGGTTTATAAAATCGGCCACCACGAAAATAAACCGCGCGTGGGTCGAATGGGACGACACCGCGGACGCCTATTTTTTTGGCGTCGATTGCGATGGCCACGAAGATTTCCGCGAAGACTACGAAGGCTACGGGCCAGCGATAAAAAACGACACCGCCGACGAAATGGCGGACGCGGTGGTGGCGATTGCGTGGCACCTTGGCCACAACATTGATTCGGCCGATGTGTCCGTGTACACGGACGGGGATTTTTACTCCGAGTGGATTCCACCAGAAGGGCAGCGCGTACAATGCCCGAAATAGTCCGCGACATCGTCGACACGTTTACCCCGGCCGCGGTGGTCGTGGCGGGTTTGTTTTGGTTTCTGTTTGGAGGGTTTTAATATGACAAGGCTATATAAAGTAACTGGCAACATTCGCGGCGAATGTGGACACAACCACCGGTCGGTCCGACGCGCTGCCATTTGCCGGAACCGGGATTTTGTGGGGTGTGCGCGACAGGGGGGGTATTCGGATCGTTCAAAATTAGAAGTGTCCGAGGGCGGCGTAATCGTCGAGCCCACCGCCGCGGAATTGGAGCAATTTGAACAAGTTTTGTATTCTCTCACGTACGGGGGTGCCCGATGAAATGGCAAACAATGCCGGCCGTTTCCTAGATAACCACCACCAAATAGGTAAAGCAGTACTGCTTGACCTGGACAAATGACACCAAACACGCTACGCGAAAAATGCCGCCAGATTTGCCCCACCGATTACGGGGTAAACATTGCCGCGCCGACCGTACGCCCCACACCGTGGCAATTGGTGCCCCTGTGGGGCGTAATCGGCGACGGGTGCGAATGTGGCCGCGTCGGCTGTAAGTCCGCCGGAAAGCATCCACGCCGGAACGCGTGGCAACACCACACCGTTGACAACCGCGCCGCTTTCGATGCGTTCCGACGCCGGCACCCCGCCGCGAATTGGGGCGTGTTGCTATCGCCGTCTGGAATCGTGGACGTGGAATTTGACGCGGCCGAAGGGGCGGACACCGCGCGGGAATTGCTGGCGGGCATTGTAACGCCCAGCTACGAATCGGCGCGAAGCGTCCACCGCTTATTCCGCGCGCCGGACGGTTGGTCGCCGTCGGTGGCGGTCACCAATTGGCGCGGCCTCGAAATCCGCACCGGCACGGCCACACGGGCCGCCCAAAGCGTTATCCCGCCTTCGGTCCATCATTCGGGGCGCCGCTACCGGTATTTGTCGGGCCTTGGGCCGCGGGTTCCACTGGCCGTTCTACCCGCGGCGATTCTTGCCGCCACCAATCGCTAACGGCGTTTAACCACTTTTTTCGGGCCGCACATCGACACCCCGGCGGCAGCCCCACGGCCTGTTTCGCGGATTCCCACCGGTCGGGGGTGATCCCGACGGACGACAACAATTGTTCGACAGCGTCACCCGCGCGTTTTTTTGTTGGTGCGGGCTTAACCGAACACTCAATCGCCGCCTAGTGTGCGCCGGCCGCAATGCGTACACCGTCCGTTTATAAGGTTGCATCTCATGTCTGGCCCGCCCGCCGCCGGCCGTGGTCTCGCGCAGGCGGTATTAGTGGCACTTCGTTTTCACCACGCGAACGACACAACGCATCGGCCGCCCAACTATTTCCGGTTCCATTGAACGGGAAGTGTGATTTGCTTGGCCTGTTTGATTCGTCGCGGCACCCCGACGGTATCCATATATTCCCATCATCCGACACCATCCATTGAAGCCACACCCACCCCGTTGAATCTTCCTGGTCCCATTCCGACGCGTCGAATGCGCCCGCAGGCGCGCCTGTGTCGTCGACTTTACATGTGTATTCCGCGCCGGTATCAGCGTCTGGATACCATACGCGGTCGCCGAAAAAATACCGCGATTCGTCGTCGTATAACTCTTGCGTACTATGTGCTGGCCGTACCCATTCGGGTAGCGCTTCGCGCAGCAGCGATTTTGATACGCCATAGTCGATGTCGGACATAACCACGTCCGCACTCAGTTTGGACCCCAGCGACAAATCGGTCAGCGGGAAATTGTAAAGGTATATCCAGCGGTCCGACGACCCGGCGAAAAACGGGCGCCAGTCGCCCGCTTCCCACCCCATCTTATTTATGTTGATACGGGTTTCTCCCCAAAACGACGCGCCATGTGGTTGCGGCTTGATTGCAACCCGTTCGGTTGTGGGACTATCGGCCCCCCCTGAAAGTCGCATCTTCCACCTCACGGTCTCCAATTCCAAATTGGTTGCGGCGTCCGGCTTGCTGTCGCACTTTTTCCATTGGTCCCACTCGACGGTCGCGACACCACCACCCGCGCAACAGTGTACCGCCGGGCAAAATATATCTGGGTTAATGTCCTTTTCGCCATCCTCGCATGAAAGAAGATCAAACGGGGTGCCGCCTACGCCATCAATAAGCCCAAACCCGCCCGAAAATTTCGTTGTGTGTTCGGTCCACGTGACAGACCCAGTGTATCGGTCGTGCAATACAGAAAATAACAATTCTTCGGATGGCGAACCGCCCGCAATAACAACGCTTACTAAATCATACTTTTCGACGAAATCGCCAGCCCCGGAGTCGTGGTCCGGATACGCCATTCCGGCAGATACTCCGACCAACGAGCCGTCGTCACACTCCATACACTCATTCACTGCCGTTGACGTGAATGGACTCCCCCAGCTTAAGTCCGATTCAATCCCTTGGTGCTTTATCGCCGTGAATGCCACACAATCGCCGGACGAATCCCCATCGTACTGATAAACGTAAATTCCGTTGCGGATGCGGATTTGATCGTATGCCCGCCCGGCAACGCTTGCTGTGTGCGACCATAGTTCTGTCGGTGCTCCGCCGCCGGAACCTGAGACATATACCAACTGGTCGTTAGATCCAGGGTATGGGTCTGATCGCAGCCCGACTTTACCACTCACTAGAGCTATCTTGTGTGAATAAGTATGATCAAGGGTTCCCTTGCCATCGCCATAATGCCAAACGCAATTTTGTGGATAGTTTATTCGATCCGTTAATGGCAAGCTCAAGTCAACGCTTATAATACCATTGTGTGTCGACTGCACACCCACGCATCGTTCCGGGTCTCGCAACGCAACGGCAGCCGGTGGAGGGATTGAAGCGTACGTCCGAAGCCCAAACGTCACATCATCGGTACAACTGCTCCCGTCGTCAGTGTAATCATCTAGCGTAAACCGATAGGCGTACCCATTATCACCGTCAGTAATCACGGGGTCGGCATAATCTGGAAGGCTAGCGCCAAAAGACAAATAGATATCACCGCCGGAAGGGGCTGGCGTCGCCGTATAGGTTATATCGTCCCCGCTGCGTGTCCATTTTCTAATTTCGCATCCGGGGCTTGGGGCGCCGCCAGAGGTCCAAGTTTTGTGGACTAGCTTGTACAAATAAAAGGTTGTGGAGTCCGCGCTTGCGGTGATAATCTGCGTGCCCGTGGACAAGCAACCCCACCCCAACTGATAAGTGGACCCCGCGAGCAAAGCCCCCACCGCTTGCCGCCGCCGCCGCTCTTGAACCCAACTGCCGCCCGATTCTGAGAAATGGACACCGGAACCCGGACTAGATTCGGCGGTTAACTGTCGGTGTGCTATCACGGCCGCGCCGCCGGGTAGGCCATCCGGGAATTGTGACCAATCCGCGAATATCATCGACGTTTCGCCGTCACTGTCTGTTGCGACGTGCCACGCATACGACGCACCCGAATCGCGCAACCCCAGCGATAGTTTTTGTGGGCTTAAAGTTGTTATACCGTCCAGTTCAACCCACTGAATATTTTCAGTCGAATCACTTATTAAATCGACCCGGCCGGTGGGGCAGTCAATCGTATATAGCGCCGGAACACGCGCTAAACGGTCCCAGTGTGTCCGCGCCACGGTTTCGTAGTAGAGAAACGGATAGTAGTTACCGCAACAACAATTTGGTGACCCGATGTCCATTTGTTTATGCGTAGTTCGGCAATTCGAAACAATCGTAATACACCAACTCGCCCTTTATACCGACACAATAATGGCCTTCCTCTGGTTCTTCAGTCATTCCATGCCACCATTTTTCTGGAGTTGCCGTTTTATCAATGTATCTTCGACCTGTTTTCTCATCCCACTTACTCGCGTCAAATGTCCCGGTTGTCGTTGCGTTTGCTTCCCAAATTATTTTTTCCAAACATGTGTCCGATGTTGTCCGTAAAATTTTATCGCCAGCCACGTAGCTTGTTGATTCGTCGTAATCTTCCGGTGTTATAAGTGGCCACACATGGATACACCCATCCTTTATTGAATTTTCGGCGGACACCCACTCCGCTTTCGCGCCAGACGTGGAACTTGATATGCCCGGCGTCACCTCGCCCGACGACGTGGGGATAATAAGCGCCCACCCTTCCCCGGACGAATAGGCTTGACAATCAATTATTTGAATATTCCCGGTTGCGCTTTGGATGATATGCGCGGCGTTGCCCGTCTCGATTTTTGCGCGTGTGTAATTTGCACTCGAAAACATACACCGGGCGAACATTAGGCCGCCCGCCGCACACCAGCCAATGTCCCCCGGTTGTATTTCCTGGCGGGTGATGACAAACCGGTCTTGGTGCAAATTGTAATCCGGGGACACCCCGTTCAACTGTGGCTCCGTGCCCAACATGTGGTCCGCGTCGTCGTCGGCAGTCGTAATAACGCCCGCAATTCCCAACACGCCGCCGCGTTGAACCGCTGACCCGGTTGTGTTTTTTACCAACACCTCCGATACTTGGCGGGCCGCCGGCGTGGGGTGTGGCGCGGCTGGGTCCATGATACCGCCGCGGGCTAACACATCAACAATAGCGCCGTGGTATCGCGAATTAAAAACAAGGTCCGGCTGGTCGCCTGGTGCCGGTTTTAAAAATCCGGTCACGCCGTTATCCCTAATTGGTTTGGGAAACTTATCGACTCATATATTTTTTCACAATATGCGGAGAACGGCTTTTTAACCACGTATTTTTTGCCGCCAATGGTCGCTTCTTCTTCTCTGTACGATACCCAAAGATGTTCCCACCCGCCCTTTTGGATTCCCGTTATTTGGCCGACAGCCAGCCCCGTTGCCGTGGGTTGACTAAGAAACTTAAACGACATTGTATAATCGTCCTCGGACCTCTTTGACCCACTGACGCCGGTAAATAACACCTCTCCGGCGGCGCGGCCACGCCAGCCCGCGTTGTTAACGTGACCGGCGGCCGACTCTAGCTTTTGGACGTACGCGTTGGTTATGGTCGCTACCGGCAAGTATTGCGTTATTGTAAAGCTCATGGCCGGAACGATTTTATCACAACCGTCAAAACCTTTTCCGTTAAAGCCTATGCCGCCGCCATAGGGCAAGGCGTCCGCGCCGCCGATTCCATAACTGTTGACCGTGTCGAGCGATTGCGTAATTTTTGTAGTCTGCGGCGATATGTCAAAAGATATTTCCTCGGCGTTAGTCGGCGGGTCTTCCCGTTTTTTTGCTTTCCCCCATGTGGCCGTCGCCAGCCAAACGTTGTCGGTGTCATTGTGCGCGGTAATTTCCACCGTTTTAAGTACCAGTGACCCAACCAACGTTCCGCCAATTCCTGTAAATGCCGGATTGGTTCCCGTGCCATCACTAAGCGCCAATTCAACGTCGTCAATGTCCGATGCGTCCGCGGCGTGGGGATCGGTCAACGCCGGCCCGATAAGATATTCCCGCGTTTCTTGCGGGTCTTCGTTGTATTGGCGTTTTCGCCGCGCTAGCTCATGGATGCGGATCGACATTTGTTACCCCATCGGCCGCCCGTTGGCGGTATTTCTTGCGGTGCGCTCGCTTGCCCTCAGCATTCGTTCTTGCCACGTTACGGTCGCCCCTTGTAGTGATTGGATAGCGCGGGCGTTGGATATTCCACGTTGCGCAATCGCCGCGGCCGCACCGCCCCCGCCGCCCGCCGCCTCTTTGGCATAATATTCTGGCGTTCCGGGTTTGGGTTTTTTGCTTTCCGCTTCGTCTACTTTGTTACGCCACGCGTCCATTTTTTCGGCGAGATTTTCGGTAGCTTCCGCCACGCGCTTGTCGCGTTTTTCGCGGCGCCGTTCACGGCGTTCCCTTTGGCGCTCCAAAAACGCTTCGTGGTTTCTATTTCTAATTTCCATGTCGCGGCGGGTTTCTCCACGGCCGCGGTTGCGGATCGCGCCCGTGTTGGCGTGGACGTTCCCACGCTTTTCGTCGCCCCACGCTTGAGTCGCGGCCCCCTGGTCGTCCCACCATTTAGCGCGGGCCTCCCGCTTGTTTTTGTTTTCAAAATAATCGGCCTGTTTTACGAACGGGTTTACGTCGTCGAACATTTGCAATGTCGAGTCGAAAGCTTTAACAATCGCGCCCACCACACCCAACACCGCGCGGGTTAACCACTCAATTATTGTTACCACGTTTTTTGCGAAAAAGTCGATATAAGCCCAGAACCCATCAAATAACGCTTGGTTTATTTTCGCCTGGAAATTTTCCCACGCCACCAGCGCGCCGCGCATCTTCGCCAATGCAAAATCGATAGTATCTAGTACCGCATTCCACGCCCCGGTCCACCCGGCGGTCAAAAGTTCTAGGGACTTGGCCCACACAACATTTAGCGCCGCCATAGCCACATCGCCGGCGGCCGCCAAATCGCCCGACAACAGGGCGTTATAAATAGCCCCTAGCGTGGTCTGGAAAAACGCGCCCATCGCTCCGAATTTTTCCATCAGTACGTCGGCGGTCGCCCGGCCAACTTCGGTAAACTTCAAAAACACAACCACACCGGCGCCGATAATCCCGACAATCCACGTTAGCGGATTAAACAACAAACCAACGGCCGCCATCAAAACGCCTAACACTTTCGCGAATCCACCAACGGCCAAACCTAGCATATGGATCCACAGGCCGGTCGCCACCAATGCGCCACCCAAGGTGCCAACCACAATAGCCACCTTCGCAACTGTTCGCACCAGTTCCCTATTATCTTTTATCCAATGTAATACGGCCGCCGCGGTTTCTTGCGTTAGTTTTAACAGTTTGGCGAAATCCTTAGCCACGGCCGAGCCAATCAAAGTAACAATCATTTTTAGTTGGCGTTGCATAATGGCCCACGCGTCGGCTAACTTCGTGGCGTTCTTTATGTCTTCGGCGTCGATCATCAACCCGAGGCGTTCAAACTCGGCGGCCAATCGCTCGATCCCCGCCGCGCCGTCTCGAAATAGGTTGACAAGCCCAACCCCTTCCGTGTCGAAAATCGCCATGGCTAAACGCACCCTATCCCCGTCGGGGAATGCCAGCATGGCATCCGCGATTCGTTTTAATTGTTCTTCCGGTGATAGTTGCGCCAATTCGTGGGCGTCCAAGCCTAATTCCCGAAGCGCACCCGCGGCCGCACCGGAACCCGTCGCGGCGACTTCGGAAATGCGCCGGACCATCCGTTGAAGGGCGGTGTTTAAGGTTTCAATGGTGACGCCCGAAAGGCTGGCGGCAAATTGTAGTTTTTGCAGTTCGCCGGGAAGAATCCCAAGTTTTGCCGACACCTTCCCGATGGCGTCCGATAATTTCGCGAAGGATAACGCGGCCGCGGTCATAGCGCCAACAATCACCAGGGACGCCGCTTTGATTCCCGCACCGATGCGGGCAATAAGTGAGCCCACGGCCTTTAGGCGGCGGGACATTTGTTTTAGGCCCTTGCGAAGTTTCCCGTCTTTTAAGGAAAACTCGATAAAGGCGGACCCCGCTTTTATGGCGCGTTTGTTTCCGGCTTGGGCCATTGGTCATTTGCTCCGCGCGGCGATTGTTTCCAAAACTTTGTCGCCCGCTTCGCCGGTTAAGACGCGGCCGCGGCGGGGTTGTTTTTTCCGGTACGGGTTAAGTTTCTGCAATTCCACCGGGCGGCGGCGTTTGCTTCCCATGTTCGGTGAAGAGTTCGCGACCACCTCCCCCAAAAACAAAGTGTAATCCCATTCGAACATTCCCCGCGTTTCGGCAATGATTACCATTTCCCGAAGCGACCACCGCCACGGTTCCACGCCAGCCATTCCCGTTAGTTCGGCGACAACTTCCCAAAAGTCTTTTGGTTTTCCAGTTGGTCGGCTATCTCCCGTTGTAGGTCGTCGCTTTGAAGGTGTGCCCGGGCCGCTTCGATTTGTGCCGCTTCCGCTTTTCGCACCGCGTCGAACACGTCGCGGATTGCGTCGCGCTGTGGGCCGCGGGTAAAATTTACGATTGCATCCTGCAAAGCCTCCACCGCGCGGTCTATCGCGTCGCCGTCCAGCGACCTGGCGAACGCGATTTCATCGACGCCCGCCCGGTCGGCTTGTGATTCGCATAAAATCCAGAGCAAACTGGCCAACTTTGATAAATCATTGGCCACCGCAATTAAGGCGCCGCTTTGGATGTCGTTAAAATCAACGCCGATAGTGTCTTGGATTTCGCGCGCGTTGCCTAACGTAAACCGCAACATCCACGGCCGGCCGTCGGCGTCTTTAAACGTCGGCGTCTTTTTCTTTGTCTCCATTGGGTTTAGCTTTCTTGGGTTTGGTGGTGGTGGTGGTTTCCCCGAATGCTTCCAAAACATGTTCGCGGACAAAGGTTATATATTGACTGTTGGAACTTTTCGCGCCGTCAATCAAGTATTTTTTAGCGTCGGCTTGGTTCATGGTGTGCCCTTTAATTATGAAACGGTGGCGCGTGTAAATCCGTTGTCGCTGTTGGCGTGGCGGCGGGCCTCGATGTCGTAAGACGCTACGCCGCCCTGGTCAGCGGTTACGCCGCCAAACAAAGCGCATTCCATGTGAAAATACTTCACGCCACTGGTGGCGATATCTCCACGGGATACGGCCAAGTGGACCAAGGTTGCGTCGGTGAGCGTGGCGTCAATCAACGCTTCCACGTTGGTATCGCCGGTGTCTTCCATGAGGGAAAAAGAAAAACTTGGGTCCCCTTTTCCCTGAAGGTGTCCGGTCTCAATTCCGCGTTCATTCACGGCGATATCCGTGGGCGCAAAATCCACGCTGATAGAGTCGGCCGCGGCAACGTGCGACCACGTTGGACTTGCATAGGTTCCGCTTGATCGGTAGTAAAGTTTGTAGTCGTCGCCTAGTTGGTAGGTTTTGGCCATGTGTTTGGTTTCCTTTTATAAATCGGTTTCCGCCGTGGCGGTGTGGAAAACTTCGAGCGCCCGCGTGTAAGCGGGGGTGTCTCTAGAGGCAAACGGGCGGGGTAAATAGGTGGCCATCACTCTTTTGCCGCTTGGCAGAGTTTGGACGCGCGTTCCGCCTTCGTTCAGTAGTTGCGGCGTGGTAACACCGGCGGCGGAAAAGGCCGTGGGGCCAATCACCACCGAATCAAACCCGGCGCCCACCCCGCCACCGGCGAATCCAAAAACGACCGTGTTGTAAATTTGCCCTTCGCGCTTTAGTGGTGGGCGTGGCGGTTTCGATGCGCCTTTTCGCTTCGTCCATTTGCGGTTTAATTCGGTCCGCATGACCGTCCGACCCATATTCCCAGTTCGGGCTAAAATGCGTTCTTTCTTTTTGTTTACCCGCCGCATAACGCCCGGCCGGTCAAAGAACATGTTAAAGTCGACGTGGAACCCGTCGCGGCGGATGTGGCCCACGTTTTTATTGATGCTTAAACTGGCGGCCATTACAAAACCCCCAAGTAAGTAACACCCAACACGGAAAAAAACCGGTCTTGGGTTCGCAATTTGTCGGGATCATATTTCGTAATTGTTTGTGTTTGCTGCCATGCGTAGCCCGCTTGGCTTTTAAAACGAATCGCCCCGCGTAGGTCGGCCATGAAATCGCCCATAGTTCGGCGGGTGACACCGTCCGCGGATAACCAACGCGACACAAACACATTGACCACGGGCGAAACCTGGACGCTTCCCCGGTCAATTCTTTCTTCGGTGTCTTCAACCGGGACCACAAAAACCAATGTCCCCGGGTGGGGTTCCCCCGCGCCGTCAAAATTGATTTCCGCGGCCGGGTCGTCCGGGCTAATCGCCGAAAAACCGAACTGCAAATCTTGGGCGCTAAGGTGGTCGGCCAAAGCGTCGGCGATAGTTTGGCCAGCGTCAGCCATTGACCACCCCCCGCGACTTTGCCGAAACGCGAATCATTGAACGATAGCCGTTCGACCATTCGAACGGGTTGCCGGTAATCGCGTTGGGCAAAATTTTAAACTCGACCTGGCTGCCGGAAATAAACGCGGTCCACGTATCCTTTTCCCGGGGCGTTATTTGTTCGCCGTTTAAAAAAAGGTCTTTGGGATCAAATAACCACTCGGAATCTAAATCGATGGCCGGTAGTCCGTCCATATCGTCGCCCACATAACCAGTTCGGCCGGGAATTCCGACCGCTTCCACTTCGTCCGATCCGCGCCGGTACACACCGCGAACGCCGCGCGTCAGCTTTAGCGCCTCGATGTGTACCGTAAGCGAATCAGTCATTAACACTAGAGGAGCGCCTCCGTGTCAATTTGTCCGTCTGTGGTGATAATCGGAACGCCGAACGACTCTTGTGGGAACGGTGCGGGTGCGCCCGTGGTAGATGTCGCGGTTCGGCTTTGCTGCAATTGTGCAAGCGAACGCCGGGACATCACCAAATGTGTCGGGCCAGCGCCGGCGGGGAATTTGGAAATCAAATCGCTAATGTTTTGATCGTCCAATTTTGCCCCGGCGTCCGCGGTGACACTTGCGATACGGCCGACCGAACGGGCGCCGCCAATCTGAACACCCAACCACAAACAGGCCGGCGTGTAATAGACGGGAAGGTTTTTCGACGAACCATCGACAAAATTAGTAACGATAGTTTCCCCAAGGTCCAAGCTAGGCCCGTCCCCCTTGTAAACACCCGTGACATCATTGGCACCAAGTCGAATTCCCCACACGGAACTACCCGTGTCGGCGGTGGTGCCGCCAGCGTCCACCACCATATCGTCGGCGGCCGCATCAAGTCCGGTTGAATCGGCAAGGCCCGCAAACCCGGACGCGTCGCCGTTTACCGTGCCGCCGATAAGTTGCTTTTCATAAGAAAACAACGCGGCTTTTAAATGACGCAACCCTTCGCGGGCCACGAAGTTTTCGCGGCCTTTTCGCCAAGCGTCGGCCACGGCTTTGTCGACCTGCCAAGAGAAGTCCAAAATCTTTAGCGTCGCAGTTACAATCGTATCGGCGGAGCTATCGAAGTCCCGGCCGGCATTTTCCGCACGCCAACCGACAACCGGGGCGCCTGTTTCTTTCGAAAATTTGTGGGTGGAACCGTTGGAACTTTCTTCCATGGGAAGGGCGGCCACCAGCGGCGCGCTATCCAAAAGGTCCGAAATTTCGGCGTCCGAAACGTCCAGCGCGTCGGCCACCATGTCTGAGATTTGCATAAAATCGTTTGCCATTGCTTATGTTCCTTCTGTTGGGTGTTGTGGGTGTTAATTAACCAGCAATCCGAATTCGGCCCGCGAATCCGCGCCGCTTGGGTTGTTCGGCTTCGTCTGCTTCAAACTCTACGGGCGACGCTTCACCGGATGAAACCACCGCGGAGAGTTGCCGTTTCAAATTGTCGTTTTCGGTTTTTAGGTTTTTGACCTGAAGGGCCGAACATTCGTCAAACGTTTTTCCCTCCGCAAACCACACCGCGCCGTCGGTTCCGAATGCGTCAAAAAACTTTGCCGCTTCGCTTCGGTCGGATGCTGCGACCGGTTCGGGGGTTGCAGGCGTGGTATCTTCGGCCGCGTCCGCTTCGGTCGCTTCCACTTCCAATTCTCCGCCTACAACGGTCAAAACTTCGGTGTCCTTTTCGTCTTCGTCGGGGGTGGTTGTTTCATTTTCTGCCATTTCGACTAGCTCCAAATTGTTGGTTTTTAAAAATCGGGTTACAAATCCCCGCACGCGTTCCGCATCGAGGCCCAACCGGACCACGTCGGGGCGCGTTTCCGAAAGTCCAAGGGCAAAGCGTGCCACTTGTTCCGCTTCGCTTACCAATTCGTTTTCCCGGTGGAATAGTCCGCCCGGGTTGGCCGCCGGTTCGTCGACCGCATCCACGGCCCGCAAACTTCCAAGGCGGGCATGGGGAAGGTTTTTGGTGTTCTCCGGGTCGGGGCTAACAAACTCCCCGCCTTCGGTGTGTTCGTCTTGAAATTCGGCCGTCCGGGTGGCGTCCAAATCAAACACAATCGAAAGCCCGAACGCGTCGGCATCTTCGGCCAATGTCATTAGATAATCGGCCAAGTCGCCGTCGGGTGTCGTGTGGCCGGCGTCCGTAAAATGTTGGTCCGCTATCACTTGGTCCCCGACCACTTCGGCATCCATAACGCGGCCCGTGAATTTCCCAAGGCCGTCGCCCGATAGGTTCGGGTGGGTAAATCGCGATTTTATGCCACGGTTGGGGGCGTTGATTGCGTCCGCCACTTCGGACAACATTTCAGAATCCACCCACAAGTCGTGTCCTAGCGCTTCGCCGCGTGTAATCACCGAAACGCCACGAATCACGCCAGCGCCCCGGAACCCACCGCGCCTGTCGACGCGTTCCACTGGCGCGGTTGTTTTCCCGGTTCGAAAATACCGGGGCGGTTGGTCAATCGTCGTTTGTGTCATTGGTCGAAATCTCCGGGACGAACGCGGAAGAATTGGCGAAATGTAAATCAACGCCGCGGCTTTTCGCATACTCTAGGGCCGCGGCCGTTTGGTCGATGTTGTCTTTGAATTTGGTCCCGCTTCGTTCGCACTCCAAGAACGGATTGGAAATCCCTTGGGCTATAGACATTGCCGCGCCTTGGGCCGACTGTACCGGGTTCCACCATTCCACGCCGTCGTTGACAAATTCCCATGCGATAAAATCAAAACCTTTACCGGCCGGCAAATCCAATTCGCCGTCGGCAACCGCCAACCCGAAGCGCCACCGCGCCCATTGGTTTTGTAGGTCTTGTAGGTCTTGGACTTTGCTCTTGCAACTTTTCCGGTACTGAATAAGGCCGGCCCGACTTCCAAAAAAGTTCGTGAACGATTCGTCAAAAAAGCTGTATGGGATATCAAGCGACTTTAAGGCGGCTTGAATCATCATGGTTAAAAAATTGACCGTTTCCCCGCTTGGTGTTTTGCTTTCTAGAATTTCGGCCTTTTCGCCCGGTTCTAAATCCAACGCAAACGTACCCTGGGGGAGG